ACAAGTGCCCCCCCCTTTCTATACCAGCATTATGCGCCGGGTGAACCGTAAATCCCAAGTGGGTCAGAAACCCCAAAGGAATATCGCTCACGAGCCTTGTAGCGCGAGTTGCCTGTATCGAAATCAGCATCCATAGACGTTGACATCGGAGTACGGACAAAGTGCTTCAAGCCGTTAGGTACGTCAGTCATTAAGAACCACGCATCTGGATCAGTCAGATAGTGGTTAACTGAGTATCCTTCGGGGATAGAGCCGTTGTTGCGAAGTGCGTTGAGGTCGTTATCCGCAGTACCAACACGTCCTTCGGTCTCTAACAAACGAGTTGCTACAAACTGGAGGTTGGGTGGGATAATCAACTTACGAGGCTTCGCAGCGATCAACAGGCTTCGCTCATCAGTCCAGCCAGCAATCTGAATAACAGCCGCTTCTAAAGAAGTTTCGTTAAGGTCAGCCGCGACAGTAGGACGGTTTGAGTTAGTGCCGCCAGAGACAAGTGGGTGAGCCGTTGAAAGCAGCGTTTGCCCGTCACCGTAAGTGGTGCCAGCAGCAAAACCGTTGTTCAAGATGGTAGCACCTTTAACTTGCTTGGTGTACGCCATAGCGCGAGCGAGAGCTTTCGTATAACGAGCAGATAGTGAGTCGTACAAGTTATCTTCGATAGCTTCTTCAGTAATACTGAAGCCCATCGCAATCGTCTCATGCGTGTAGCGTGCACTCCATGCTTCTTGTGCATTGTCATACTCGATGGCAGAGCCTTCGTTTTTAACAGGTGCAGCAGAAAAGCCGGATAGTTTGGTTTCTTCTTCGAAAGAACGGTCAGAAGATTCTGTTTCGAAAATCTCCTTAGTTTCTTCCCCATACTTAGCATACTCTAAACCAAAAAGAGCATTAAGACCGGGGAGGAGTTCTTTCAGTAATTGGGCTCTTGAAATAGCCATGATTTACTCTCCTTATACGCCAGTTGCGTTTTGATACTGGTGCATGCCCCAGTTCCACTTCACAATAACCTCTACGAAGGCATCCGCGCCAGTAGCCGTTTCGGGCACTACGTCAATGATTCGCATAGGCTGTGTAGCCGTGGTAGCTGTCGTAGAACTAATAGAGATTTTAGAATCCCCAGTAGCAGTATTTCCAGCCGTTTGGATGAGCACAGAATTATTACCTACGGCGGTGCGAGCCACGGTAGCGATGTTAGCAGTGCCAGCAGCGGTAACTGCGACCTTGAACAACGCATCGGGATCGTCAACAACATAAGCAACGATATCACTAGCAACAGTGCCAGTGGGATAGTATTGGCTGAACAACTGATAACCCAAAGCAGGGCTAGTGTATGAACAACCAACGAAAACGCCAACGGGGGTGGCGGTAGCAGTACCAGTGTCTTTCTGGATAGTTCCATCGTTAATGAGCTTAACAACATCACCATTGAAGATGTTTGCTGCGTAGCCAGAAGCAATAGGGAACTGTCGAGTAGCACCAGCAAATACCCTTCCACCGACCAAATTGACCGGTTTCAACCCGTAAGGGGCTGATACAGTTGGATAAGCCATTAGAGACTCCTCAAATTAAAGTTAGATTCCTTTACCAAAAGTAACCTTCGTCTTCCGCTCGTTAAATAGCGGCATACGAGGGTCGTTCTCTCTCATGAGGCTATTGTCTACAGAAAGGATCTGAGCATTATTTTGATTTTCATAATGTTCGTTTCGCTCTTCCGGTAGTTCAGACGGAGCTTTACAAAGCATCAGACCGCCGATTACAACATTGTCTTTGAACCGTTCGTTTTCAACGGCGACCATTGTAATTTCGGGATGATCTTCTGCCCGTACAGGCTCCCAGCCTTCACGGAGTTTGGACGAAACATTAGTGGCATCAACTTGACCTTGCGTGCTTACACGTACCCATTTAAAAGCGTACCCGTCTTCTGGAGTAGGTGAAGGCAAGACTTCTGGCCTTGACCATCCTTTCTTACGGACTGTTTTTTCACGGGTCGTTAATTCACGATCTATTCTATTCTGAGCCATTATTGTTTCCTCATATCTATAGCAACCTGTTTGGCGTATTGTTCTGGGGTGAGACCTAACCGTTTAGCAACTGCAACTTGTGTTTGCGTTAACCTAATTTTTTTAGGGGCTGTGCTCCGCGTTGCGGGTGCAACCACATTCGTTCGTCGCTTCCGTTGTTCTGGTTCACCAACATCCTCGAAATTATCGGGGAATATCTGTCGCATACGAGAATTAATCTTCTCGTAGTAATCGTCACTCTGAGGACTTACGCCCTCTTTGACAAGTTTTGTATGCAACCCCAGCGCAAAACTTGTCATTTCATCATCTTGTCCGAACCACGTATTGGACGCTGCCCATTCGTTTGCTCGGTCATCAATAGGTGCTGGGGCGAATTGTTCTTGAATTTGTTCTGTTTGTACAGGAGTTTCTTCCTGTTGTAAAGCGGGACTTTTAAGGTTACCAAGCCTGTCAGACTTTATCTTGGCGTTGGTTAACTTCTCTTGTGCGTCAAGAAGTTTGTCAGCATCACCTGCTTCATACGCCTCTTTATAAGCGCGTTTAGCAAGGATTGCTTCACCTGCAGCCGTACGTTTAGCCTGCTCTAGAAGGATTTCTTGGTTCTTATCAACCGTGCCTTTAAGTTGTTTATTCTCGTCAACAAGCTGTTGAGCAAGCCTTTCAAGTTCCTGACGTTCACGTAAGGCAGTTTCTTTAGCCCGTCTTTCGTCATGATACCCTTTACTGAAGTGCTGAATACGCTTACGTACTTTTTCAGAGTAGTCTTCAAGCTCCTCGTCAGTAATATCCTCTGGTGGTTCCGCAGGCTTACGATTTCGATCAGCTTTTGGCGTATCATCAAACACTTCAATTTCATAATCTTCTTCCTCTACAACCTCTGCTGTTTCTTTTTCAGGTTCGGGTTGAGGTTTTCCTGATATATCAATCTCCGTAGCACTTGAAGATTCAATATCAATGTCGGTGCTTTCTTCGGTTTCATCAGGGAAACTGAATTCTACTTTTTGAAACGGCATGTTAACTCCTTATGCTCGCGTGATGCCACGCGGATCTGCCACAATAGCTTCTATAGAATCATCGTTCATTAGACGATACTCTACCCCACCAACCTTAAACCGAGTGCCCGTGTTCATACGGAACATCACATAGTCACCCGCTTGACACCACGGGCCTGACGGGAACCGATCTTCGTCAGAATAGGCTTGCTCGCCCATATCCAACACAAGGCCGATAATCGACATAATGTGTTCTTGGTTCATTGTTGTAGTAGATTTAAGCAGTCCGGTTTCTCCAAACGTTTCTTCTACTTGCGGTAACGCGACTAGAACTCTATACCCTACGGGTTTAGGTAGCTGCGCCTCGATCTCTTCAGGTGTTAACATCTCTTCAGGTGCTAATGTTTCTATTGCTTCACTCATCATACTCTTCCATATTGCGCGAGAGGTCTTCTACATAGTTAATACAGGCTTCGAGACCCCGAACCATACCTGTAACTTCCTTATACTGAGCGAAGTCTTTAGCCCCACCCCCTCCAAGAAATTGTAGTGCAGAGGATTTATCTTCCTCGAATTTATCTCTAAGCACGTCTAAGACGGTTTTAGCCATTACTGACCCTTATTCTGTTGATCGATTAACCTAAGCAGTTCTAGGTTTAGTTTGTCTGTGTTCTCAGTCGTTGACTTAGCCAGCTTCAACCCGTCTTTCTGGGCTTCCAACGTAAGTTCTTCTTTGTCAAGTTGCAGTCGTTTAGTAGCGATAGCCGAATCAATAGCTTCTTTCTGCGACCTGCGCTGCTCTTCAGACATACGAATCTGGATATCTGCAGCGTTCTTCTGGGCTTTAAGCTGTACTTCCTGCTCTTTGATCGCCACTTCTTTCTGCTGTAACTGGAACAGCGGGTCTTGCGCTTGTTGCTGCGCTGCCTGTTGTGCCTGTTGCTGCTGTTTACCTTGCGTAAGTTGCGTCCCAGCCTTAGCCATAAGCTGTGCTAGTGTGACTTCTATGTTTTCTGGTAAATCTTCGTTCGGTGCAGGTAACGGTGCGCCCATCTTTTCTTCGATCTGCTTGCGGTACTGGAAGCCTAAGTGTTGCGCTAAGTGCGCTTGTAGAGCCGCCATAATGGCTTGTCCCTGTGGATTCTGACCAATCATCTGAGCAACCATAGGGTCTTGCATAAACGACTGGTGGGTCGCCATATGCGCTTCGTGGTCTTGGTAAATGAATGCTTTCATCGGTTTTCCAACCAGCGCATCCATGTTCTCACTAACGGGGTCAGTAGGCTTAAGATCGTCTTGAGTCGGAACTAACTTATCCGCATTCTTAACGCCCAATACCTCGATCATCTGCCGGTGTAGCTGTGGCAGGTCGTAGATCTGTGGAGCCTGTTGCGACATCTGGAGTACCGCTTGATACTGTACAACCCGTTGCGCCATCGTAGAGCTGTTTGGGTCACTGACGGGGATCACGTCCACCATCATATAGTCCGCTACCCTAGCACTAACTTCTCCACGCATGGGGATGTAGTCGTATTCGGTCGGCGCATACTCAGACATGATTGTCTTGAGCATCTTGAACTCTTGCTTCATAGCGTAATGAACACGAGCTTGTACCGCAGCCATTGGCTTTAACGTACGCTCTAACAGCGCCAGCGTCGTTCCTACCGGAGCGTTAGCCGACATGTCAGATATGTTCATGTCACTGATAGCCCCTAACCGGCGACCCTCAGTGGTAATCTGGTTCAATAGGGCGAGAAGAGTCTGGCTTGGTTCCTTGTATGGAAGCGGCATGATGTTGTCGCGGATACTACCAGACGGCACATCCACATCCTTCCATTCCCCCGGCTCGATGGGCGTATCATCACCCTTGATTCGTAAGCCACGAGACTTCAACCCACCGGGAAGATTAGACAGCGTACCAGCATCGACCAACTGACGAATCAGCGAGGTACCTGCGCGAGCATACCCACCGATAATGTGGATCAAACCAAGGCCGTAGAACCCAAACCCCGGTACATAGACGTAGTGTACAAAGTGCTGGCGCTTCAGCATCAACGGGTCTTCTTCGCTCCAGTTACGCCGAATCGCTAGAACATTACCCGTACCACGTTCAATCGTAACAACATAAGGCTTTGCAATCTCTTCCTCATCTTCGTCGATACCATCAATAATGAGATCCGCGTGGACTTCGTATATCGCATATCGATCATCGTCAGTAATAGAGTAACCACCTTCTTCGGCCTTTCTCTTCTCGATGTCTGTATGGAACGGCTGTGGATCACCAAGGTCTACTTCTTTGTAGAACCCCATCGCCTGAAGTTTCTTCAGCTCGTTCTTGGTCTTCCGCATGACGTGGGTAACACGCTCTGCAGTCTCAATATGGGACGCGCCATAAGGCACGATAACGTCTTCGGCAGGTATATAGATGGCTACCTGTCGTCCCAAACTGGGATCATAATACACTTTTTTAAACGCAGACCCCGCTAATCCTAGGCTATATAAGAGCCTTTCGTGCTCTGGTCGATACTCAACCATACGCTCCGTTAGCTCGTAATTCATATCCGCTTTTACTCTTTCAGCGGCTTCAGCCTTGTCTGGGGTTTCTTCCCCTAGGATCTTTACACGTACGGGGCCAGCGGCTGGGAAAGT